CGCTAGTAATAAAGGCACTGCCGCTGGAAGAATTTCTGGTGACATTGACCTTGGTGTGGCTGGTACTCCAGAAGCAATTACATCTGCCAATGTTATTGGTAAGATCATTGATATGGGTACTGTGCTTGACGAAGCTAACTGTCCTGAAGGAGATCGCTTCATAGTGATTCCTGCTAAGATGGCTGGCATGATCAAGCAATCTGATCTGAAGGATGCGTCTATTACTGGAGATGGTAATACACCTCTTCGTAACGGACGTTTGGGCATGATTGATAGGTTTACTGTTTACGTAAGCCACAATCTTTACAAGAACGGTTCTGAGTTCAGCGTTATCGGTGGACACAATATGGGCTTCACATTTGCATCTCAGATGACAAATATGGAAACCATCCGTTCTGAAACAACTTTTGGTAACATCATTCGTGGTCTTCAAGTTTACGGCTATAAAGTCGTTAAGCCTGAAGCTCTTGCCACGATGGTTGTTACTCTTTAATAGGAGGATCAGATGGCTGCTTATACAGACTCACACGGCTTTGATAAAGGTTCTGCTGGACATCCAGCTAAGGGCTTAACCAGGGTCGGGTACATGGAAGTTGATTTGAACTTCGCTGATATTACTACAGCTAGGGCTACAGCAGGTGCTACAGCTCTTGCCGCTGGTGATTCCATCGAAGTACTTTCGATTCCAGCTAATACGCTAGTGTTAGCCGTTGGTGCAACTACTATTACTGCTGAAGGTGCAGCGTCAACATTTGATCTCGGTCTTACAGGCGGAGATGTTGACGGTTTTGTTGATGGGGGCGATGCTAATGCAGCGGGTACTACATCTTCAAACGGTGCACTTTTGAATGGCGATAATCAAAGCCACTATTTTGCAACTGCAGATACCATTGATATGCTTATCGGTGTGTCTGGAGCTGTGACTGATGCGGCTAGGATTAAAGTTTGGGCAGTGGTTGTTGATTGTTCAACAGTTGCCTAAAGGATTAGGGGGGCGGGTTAGGATTCGCACTGCGATGCCCCCCTACTCTAAAAGGACACAGTATGGCTAAAATTAATAAAGTTAAGATGGCATGTAACAAACCTAAGCGTCAGGTATCTGGTGGCAAGAAGTTTGTTGTTAAAGCGTGTCAAGGTGGCAAAGAAAAAATTATTAGGTTTGGCGATGCCAATATGAAGATTAAAAAGAATCAGCCAGGTCGCAGAAAGAACTTTCGTGCTAGACATGGTTGTGACAGCAGGCCACCGTCTAAGATGACAGCTAGATATTGGTCATGCAAGAAATGGTAAGTTATGGGTAAAAAAGACGCATGCTATCATAAGGTGAAGAGCCGCTACAAAGTTTGGCCCTCAGCATATGCTTCAGGGGCTTTATCTAAATGTAGAAAAGTAGGCGCTTCTAATTGGGGCAACTCTAAAGTTAAGAAGACTACCAGAAAGAAAAAATGATATGGCGGTCAGAAAAACAGCGGAAGGGGCAAAATTAAAACGATGGTTCAAGGAGAAATGGGTTGACGTTCGTACGGGGAAAGCATGTGGCAGACGTAAAGGTGAAAAACGGGGTACTCCATATTGTCGCCCATCCAAGCGTGTCAGTTCTAAGACTCCCAAAACATCTAGTGAACTTAGTGCATCCGAAAAGAAAAGTAGGATTGCACAGAAAAAACGACTTGGCCAACCAGCAGGTAAGCCAAGGCGAGTTAAATCAGTAAGGAGAAAAAAATGACCAAAAGATGGTTAAAAAATATAAAAGATGGCGAAATCTATGGGTGGAATGAAATCCTAGCCGCTAATCCTTTAACTAAAGAAGTTACTGAGGAAGAAGCATTCCCAGAAAAATTTATAACTAAAAAACAAAAAGGGCGTAAGGCTAAGGTAAACATGGAGACAGAAGTTGTGGATGACACACCTAAAGTTTCTGCAGAGTTAGAAGAAGAGGCTACAAAAGGTTTATCCAGAGCTAGAAATGATAAAGGTCATTATATAGCTGATGATCCTGATACGCCTGAGAATGAGGCTTGGGTAGATGATTCTAAATGATGTTATAACGGAAGTCCGTGATCTAATACAAGATACAGACTCAACAGGGTATCGTTATACAGATGCTATGTTGTTGCAGTTTGCTAATCAGGTTTTAAGAAGAACAGCTATATTTAGACCTGATTTGTTTTCATTGCAGACAAATCTAACTTGTGTCGCTGGTACAGTTGTACAATCAGCACCTGCTGATTCTATTAGATTAATGGAAGTCTATTATAACGTTAATGGGAATGGGATTATAGAAACTACACGAGAAGTCTTAGATCAGGCATATCCAGCTTGGATGACTGATAATGCTGCTCAAACCATTAACTGGATTAGAAACATACGTAATCCAAATAAGTTTTTTATTTATCCGAAAGCTCCTAGCGCTCACGAAATAGTAATTGAGTATGCGCAGACTCCGCCTATCTACACAGGAGCACAAGCAGTAGCTTTACTACCTGATGCATACTTTCCTGCTATTGTAGATGGCACAGTATTTTTAGCGGAGTCTATAGATAATGAGCATGTTAACTCAAATAGAGCTGCACTTTTCCAACAGTCCTTCGCACAAGCACTTGGTATATCCTCGCAGACTAGACAGATTACTGATACAGAAGGTGGCGGAATACCTGAAGAGGAGGTTGTCTAATGCCAACAAGATTCGACAGTCTAGTGCCAAGGTTATCACCCAGTGTCCCAGGATGTCCGCAGCCTGTTATAGAACAGTATGTGAGAGATGCTGCTATAGATGCGTGTGAAAAAACTTTGGCTTATAGACATATACAAACTAAAATACCATTAACTACAGGGGTGTATGATTATCCCTATGACCCCCCAACTAACACTGAGGTTCATGCGTTTTTAAGTGCTTCTCTTGATGGCACTCATATGACGGCATTACCTTTAGAAGATTTTCAAGATAGATTTCCTAAGTGGCCTGATTTTGTAGCCGCTGATTATGGCATTCCAAGGTACATCTCACAACTTGATGCTGATACATTTATCGTAACGCCTACGCCTGACAATGCTAAAACCTACGAGATACGTATGGTTATTGCTGTTAAACCGTTACGCACAGCCATAGATATGGATACTACAGCTTTTGACGAATTAGAAAATATTATTATGCACGGAGCATTACAGAACTTATTGATCTTACCAGAACGAACATGGTCAGACAGAGAGTTAGCTGCATATCACGCTAAGCAATTTTTGCATAAAACTGCAGAGCGAAGAGCTAGAGCTAATCTAGGTGCTGCTAGAAATTCTCTACGTGTGAAACCAGTAGCTTTTGGATGTTGAGGTGATATATGGCAGATGTAATTAGATTAGTAAAAGGTAACACTAAACCTGACATTGTAGTTACTTTAACGGATGATAACACTGGGTCTGCTATAGATCTTAGCGCTGGTACAACTACAGTTACTGTAAAGTTTCGTAAACAAAATACGACTACTGTTCTTTCTACAATATCCACAGTTAAAGTTGGCGGTGGTACTACAGGGCAAATCCAGTTTGATTTCGCTGGGGGTGTGCTTAATGTAGATCCTGGGATGTATGAAGGTGAAGTAAATATAGATTTTAACGGTGCTGTCCAAACTGTTTATGACCTTATGAAGTTTAGAGTACGGGATAATTTCTAATGGCAAATATACGTTTGAAAGCCGCTACTCAAGGTGGGCTGGCTTTTAACGTAGCAGCTCCTACCGCTGGCATAGCATATGATGGTGGTGGCATAACATTAAATGTAGAGCCACAGGATAGTGAGATAGCATTTTCTGCTGATCCCATAGTCACTGATAAAATATACAGAGCAAGAGCAGAACCACAGAATCACGAGATACTTTTACGGTTCAAAGCTATTCCTTTTGAAAACCTACCTGCAGTATCTTTTCCTGTAGTTGATGGCGATCCTATATTTAGTATACAGCCTTTGTTTGCTGACACTGTAACTGCAACACAAGACATAGTGTTTAGTATTTCTCCTGTATTTGCTGACACACCTTTAATAACTGACACTCCGTTTCTTTCTGTAAGCAGACCATTAGCTGACACTTTTAGTCTTAGCGATGCACAAGTGTTTACAGTTGGGTTTAATCCAGAGGAAACTCCTACTGTAACTGATGATCCAA